TTCCCAATCTCAAAGCCTTTAACCTTGCCGGATAGCATTTTCTGAAATTCTTTGTCTGACACAGTTTCAGCCTTAACATCAGTTGTCGGATATTCATCTACTGCATCTGTAAACTTTCCGTTCTTGATAGAGCCTAAAATGCTACACTCTATCGTTTTCATGGATTCCATTGGAATATCTGATAAAAAATCTTCATCTCCAATATCTTCCTCTACATCGTTATCCGTCAGACTTGACACAATCGTTATCAGCTTCGCCTTGCCATCTGAAATGCTAATCAGGTCGTTAATACTGATTCCTGCAAACTCGGCATCATCTGACTTGATTGTTACAGTCTGCGGTTGCATTTTGATTAGTTTCATATAATCACTCCTTTTCTGCTAAATAACACATAATTCCGCATTCCGGCATTATCTCCGTGTTCATGTTTCCTCTGTTTGGTTCTAACTCGTCAAGATAGCACTCTTTCAAGATGGAATATCCAACTTTTCTTTCCAGTTCTGTCCTTGCCTTGAAAGCATCAGGGAAATCTTTTCTAATCCTGTTCCAATAACCCATACCGCCTTTTATGCACCCGATGCAGTTATTGTTCGGATAACCTAAATCGTACATTTTCGGTCTTTTGAAACTAAACTCCCCCTCAAAAAATCCATGTACTTCCTCTTTTGATAACCCTCTTTCAATTAAAGGAAATTCATGTTTTGCCTGCGGATTGCTTTCTACGGTTCGTTCTGCCCTATGTTTCTCTTTCAAGTCAAATCCCCACACATAAGTCAAGCCATAATCCTTATGGGATTCTTCCCACTCTTTCCTAACCCTCTTTTTCAGCCAATTAGTACAAGGTGCAAACGAGTTGTAAGGATTCCTAAAACCACCAAATGCAAGCACACATTCTTCAACACTTCGATATTCCCTAGAACGCAGTATTTTTACTTCCTTTCCGATTGCTTTCTCGCAATCCTTGATAAACCTCAAACTGTCCTCGTGTTGGTCTGCAATGTCTATATAAATCCATTCATCGCAATTCGCTAAATATCCTGCTACAAAACTTGATACTCCTGCTGATAACCAACATACTTTTAACTCTTTCATACCAACAACTCCTTATACCCTCTAACCTTTACATCCCTCGTCTTTTTGCAATATTCGCAATTCTCACACCGTTTCGGCTCAACCAAACCCTGCTTGACCTCAATCAAGTGTGGCATTTTCTCCCCAATTTCATTCAATGCAAGGTCAAGTTGCGATTGCTCGACTTGAAAAATATTAAGGTCAGGTACTTTTTCCTTTGACACCACTGCCAGATAGAACGGTAGTGGATTCCCTTTTGCATCTGTAAATCCATTCTGATAAGCTATTTCTTGATACACCGCCCCTTGCCAGTCATACCGCCAATAAGGGAGTTTCTTTGTCAACGCAACCACTTTTAAGTCTGTGATACACAGCCCCTCTGAAAAACTGTCCATCTTGATTTTCCACTTCGCCCCGAAAAGCTTTCCTGTGAGGATTTTCTGCTTTTCGCCTTGTAGGAATTTGTTAAAGCCCTGATTACGCTTAATAATTTCAATAATCTCATTCGCCCTCTTAAACTCTGCCCGAAGTTGCTTTTTTAAGGTGAAGATTTCGGGGTGGTCTGCCATGAATTTATCAAGAGTACCATCTACATAATTGTCCACAAATGAGCCTACAAGCATCGCCCTTGACACAGGGGGAGTATATTCTCCCCTCAACTGTGCCATTGCAGAGGCTTCACAGGAACATAGAGCTTTAAACTGCGATACGCTGAAAAATGCCATGTTCGCCTGTTGGGAATAGTAGTTTTCTTCTGTTAGGTTCATGCTATCCCTCGCTTTCCATAATGGACTGTACGGCTAATCTATTTAATATGTGCGTAAATCCAATCAAATCACAATCGTCATTTGTGACCTGTGAATACACGACACACAAGGCAACTAACATATCCGTAAAATCATCAGTTATACTTTCATCTGACATTTCAAGTTTTGGAAATGCAAAAAGTCCCCTTTTTTCTTCGTCTCTAAAGCAATCTAAGATTGCCGTTGTAAACTGTGCAATTTTATCTTCTCTTTTCATATCCCACCTACTCTTTCTTTTTATCCTCTTTCAAATCCAACTCCTGCTGTTTTTCCTCTTTCTCTGACTTCTTTTCTTTCTTTGTCTTTGTCGGCTCTGTAGCATCAGCAAACGGGTCTTTTACCTCTGCTGATTCCTCTTTCTTCTCGTCAAGTCCTACCTCGAAGTAGTCCTCACGGCTTGCCATTCCGTCTTTTAGGGATACAAACACCTTATTAAGCCGTAGCATATCATTTTCTGAAAAAGCCTCTGCCTTGCAACCGATATACTTTTCAAGCATTTCTTTTGTCACGGAAAACTTTTCTTCAAACAACTGCACCCCCTCACGAATACGGTCTTTTAAAGGCTTGCTGTTCTGCCCTTTGATAGTCTTTTCGCATTCTTCTAAGGCATCATCTACCACATCCCCAGGAATGACACCTAAGATACATGCTCTAAGCCTCCTTGCTCCCTGATTTGCAACCATTTCATAAATGTCTCTTGGGTCTGTCAATGCGATATTTCCCTTTTTCGTACCTCTTACATGAGGAACTGTAAAAACCTTTGTCTGTCTTGTATTCGTCTCTAAATCCCACGCATACGCTTCTACAATGCTTTCTCCGTTCCTCTGCTCTAACTCCACGATACCGAAGTCGATATTGCCCCAATTTTGAGCAATCGCCTCCGCAAGTCGTATTGATGCTCCTGTAACTTTCTGACCGCCTCTTGGGTATTCGTACATAGCCTGTCTGGCAAGTCTCGGTCTTTTACAAGCCGTCAATACTCTGTTGATACTGTCCATTTCATTCCGTGGAAACTTCTTTGCAATCACCATAGCTGCCTGTACTTCCTGTGCCTGTCTTGTGGTTGCCATTTCCGTTGTTGTGCTTCTGGTTGATACTCCTGTGTTTTCTACTGTCATTAAATCTGCCATAATTTAATCCTCCTTAATTTTTAATCTCCATCAAAAGTTCCCTTGTAAACATCGGCTGTGCATCCTCTAATAAGTCACAGATTTCCTCGCACAACTCTTTCACTTCCGGGTGTGCGTTTCCCTCTTTTCTCCGCTCTTTGTATACATGAGCAAACTCTGTAAGGTTACACTTAAAAATGAAGCTACTCTGCATACCTAGAGGAAATAACCCTCTGCGTACATCGTTACTGTTAAGATGTTCTGACTTGATATACCCGACAGGTGTTTTAATATACATATCATCTTCTGCTTCTATAGTGTTCGGAAGTTTTATATCAAGTTTTTCCAGTGCTTCACGAAAAGTCAGAACCTTGTCTTTGTAGTAATCCGACATTTCCGGAACCATCTTTCTTCTCGTGGACATCCTGATTATCCGATTTTCAAACCTCTTAGCATGGCTATCCCAATCATCCTGCCCGGCTCTGTGAAGTCCATCTACCGTAATCGACAAGTCAATAAACCTAAGTAGTGTAATGTGTCTTTTGCCGATTTTAAGAAGTTTAGAAAGCATCTCATTGTACTTTTTTAATTCTGCATCTGCCACAAACGGAAGAATAGAACCTCTTGAAGAAAGCACTCTTAAACAAGCATTTCTCACGCCATTATCAATATATTCATTCCACTTCCCATTACTGAAATACATAGATAAAATCGCATCCTCGATTCCAGTAATGCTATTCAGATATACTTTCATCTCTCCCTCCTAAACCCAACAAGCCTACCGCTCTCAATCACCGCCGCATAACCTTTCCTGCACTTTCTTTCTACCCTCTCAATACTCCAATTTCTGTAAAACCACTTTCTCATGTTCTTATTCTCCTTTCTTTTCTTCTCCCTTGTCTGATAGCAGTATGACAATGTAAAACAATGCTCCCTCTACTGCTAAAGTTGCCAAGATTCCGCATAAAAACTCTGGAATATACACGCTATCACTCCTTTCAACCTTTCGCGTTCTCGTTAAATTCAAGATAAACTTCCCATCCTGCATATCTATCATCAGAAACATGGATTTCATAGCCTTTTATCTTGTCAGAAGTGCGTAAATCGTAAATGTTGTAATATTCATCATCTTTCATAATCTGCACACTCCCTACTCCATTTGAAATACCTTTAGAAACCCATGCTTCGTTACTCGGCACGGATAAATCGTAAACGACTGTAAATAAATGCCCCTGCTTTCTTCTCATTCTCTTTACCTGTCTGATTCTCCGTTCCTCTGCTTTTTTGGCTTTTAACCGCTCAAAAAGTTGCTTGTCGTACCGATAAAAGCCAAACCGTTCAATCCCCCGAACTGTATCTGATACATAACTGCTGTTATCGTCATATCCGCTTGCAATGATTCTTGATAACTGCGTGTAATAGTCTTTTGCCTGTCTTGCTGACTTATATCTGCTCTTCGACAAAATCTCAAAGTACCGATTCAGCCCATCTTCCAAGCTGTCAAATCCTGCATAGAAATCACTATTCCATTGTTTCAATCCCCACAGGTTGTTAGGCTTGATGCAGAATCGCCCTAAACTTGATTCTGTGAGTGCCTGTCCGACCGCCACACTAGGCAAGATATGTGTTTCTTCGTAGCGTTCTATTGCTATCTTTGCGATCGTGTCAGCGTTTCTTTGTTGTTTTCTGCTTAGTCCTGTTGCTCCTGCGGAAATGGTAAGCTCTCCGACTATTAAAACCGCAAGTAGTAAGCATAGAATTTTTCTTTTCATGTGTTTACAACGCTCCTCTCGTTTGTTATCCGGTGATAGCCTGTGTTATTGGTTTTTCTACCAGCATCTTTTCTGATTTTCTATAAAGTTCCTCCCAAACTCGCTTGTCGCTCTCGGAAAGCCTCTCATACTCTCTTTCCCTCTTAACTTCCGTTCCGTAGCACCTGATAAAGTGTGACTTCTCCACCCCCTCATTAAAATCCTCGTCTGTAGCCCACCATTTAATCTGCTGTGGTGTGCCGACCGCCTTTTGAACCGCTCTCGGAAGTTTCTCATATTCTTCTTCCGAACCGTATGTTCCGTTTTTGATTGCCTTTAGGACAAGCGACCATGCTTCGTTACCGTTTAGTTTCGGCTTTTCGGTCATTGTTCGTATATTGCTTATGATTTGACCTGCGCTTGGTGCAAATCCCTTTTCGTCAGATACAATATACATTTGCACTGCTTGTTTTACCTGCGCATCGTCAAAACTCTGAAAAATAGAACTCCAAGCCTTTATGGTTTTTTCTACTTCTGGGTGGTAGTTCGGATATGTGACGGTCAAGACTTCTAAAACATCAAGTATTCCTTGTACTGTCAATTTCATTCCCCCTTATATTTTTCTCGTAAGGCATCAAAGTCTATGCCTTGTTTGTTGGTTTTTCCTGCTTGCTGATAATTATTGTTTTGATTGTCTTTTACCGGAAACAAACCTACATAACACTTAAAAATTGATTGTTCGATAACCTTTACTGCTAAATCGTTATCCATAACCCCGTTTACCGTTGATGCTTTTTCTAGGTCATTAAATGCTCTTGTAAATCCTGATTTCGTCAGTAAAGGTTTTTTTATTCTTTTGCGGTATTCCAAATATTCACAAAAAGCATTGTCTAACTTTTCATCATTAGGATAGTAAGGTGGCTGTGGTATATCATCTGCCTTTTCTTTTTTACTTTTCTTTTCTCTTTTCTGTTTCTTATCTTCTTCTATTTCTTCTCTTATCTTATTCTTATTCTTATCTGTTGCGTTACTCTCCGTTACAGTAACGCTACTTGTAACGTTACAATCCGTTACGGTAACATTTTCTGTAGCGTTATCATTTGTTACTTGTAACGCATTTTCAGTATCACCCTCTCTCTGTTCAATCGCTTTCTTTTCCCTATGTTTCTGCACTCTTTTCCTTGTCTGCTCCCTGACTTTTGCAAGTCCATCTACATTCTGATATGTACCCCAATTTGTTACACATATAAAAGAATCTGATACATCTATCATTCCAAATTTTTCAAAGGTATCTAATGCAAGACGGATTGTTTTTGTCGGTTTATTAAATTGTGTGGATAGCATTTCATCTGTGTAAGGTATCTCTGGCGTGAGATAAACTCTTCCATCATCATTGATTGTTCCAGCTAGGCAAAGAAGTTTTACCCATACCACGATGATACTGTCACCGCCCGGCAGACTTTCTATCTGTTTGATTTTTCTATTGTCAAACATATCTGCCGTAATTTTTATCCATTTCACATCTGCCGTAGCGAATCACCACCTTTCTATCCTGCTTCACCTAAAAACTTATTCACAAAGTAAATCTGCCCTTTACCAGTTACCTTTGTGGTTATGGTTTCAATCGGTAGCCTGTCTCCCCTGTTTACCGTTCGGACAACCGTTTCAAAAAGTCCTAACTCCATAGCCTTTTGTGTCGGTGTAGTGGTGTTCTTACATATGTACCCTTTATCCCTTAACCACTTATAAAGCCTTTTTTCACCCATCGGAACGCCGTTTTGCTTTATCATCTTTGCAAGGTCACGAATAAGAATTGATGTGTCGCTTGCTGATACTGCATCTGAAAATACTGCTTTTGGCTTCATCTGGGCATTTTCCTCTTCAAGCCTTTTGCTCTTTTCTTTTTCTTCCTTTAACTTGGTTGCAAGTTCAATCAGAAAATCAGGACTTGTAAGAGCCTTTTCAAGCGTTTCTTCTGTCATGTATGCACCGTGTTTTCTGATTGATGGAATAATTTCATCTGCCACCTTTGCTTGAAATTTCTCTGCGGTTTCATTCTTTGCTTTCATGGCGAGACGGTAAAAAATGTTTTCCGGGATAAAATCGTCATGCCCACAAGTGGGTACGCCTAAATCTTTTAAATATCCGTTGACACGTTCCCATCTGATAACCTCATTTCCACTTTCTGCAACTCTTGTAAACCCCAACCCTCTAGCCACACTCTCTAATTTAAGATATGCAACTCCGTCTTTTTCATAGCAGTCTACACCGCCAAAATTCATAATCTGTAAATCGTTCACTAAAACACCTCTCTCTAAAAGTACTTATCAATCAAATACTTAATTGCATCTAAAGACAATCTGAATAAAAACACTCCAATAAATACTGTTAATCCGCTTTCTAAATCTTTCATACTGTCACACCTCAAATGTGTTATAATCTCCTTATCAGTCCATAAACTGAAATACAAGGAAAGGAGATATACTATGGATAACTCCGTAATTATCAGCTATGTAAAAGAAATAACCATAGCAAAACTTACAAACTCCACCGTAAAAGTAAATAAAGATGGTGGAAAAGATGTAAGCGATTTCATGGAAGAAATCTACAACAAACTAATTGAGTTAGATAAAAAGAAAGAAAACTAATCTCTCCATAACTCAATAAGTGCCATTGCTACGCTTGGGATTGTTGCCGCAATCTCCGGCGTAGTGTCTTTTGTATTCTTCTCGATATACTCCAAAAGAGCATTTTCAAGTCTGTCTTTATTTGATGTTACCTCAAATGTAATTTTGTTATCTTCTAATGTTTGTTTTGTCATGTTCTCACCTCATTTCTATTTTTTGTTCTATAAATAGTTAAACCCTTTGAACTTTCTGAACAAAAAAATAGTCCTGTATATCGCTTTCTTCCAGTCCAAGGACTTCAATAGCCTTGCAGATTTCGGGCTGTTTCCACGGAATCTTCCCATTTATTTTCCGTGAAATAGTTTGTTCGGAAACATTCATAGCCTTTGCAAACTCTGTTCTGCTACCGTATTTTTCAACGATTCTTCCTTTTAATTTACTATAATCAAAAGCCATTCAAAACCCTCCTTTCTCTGTTTGTTCAAACTCTTGAACTATTAAGATAGTACCACATAAAAAACAGTCCGTCAATAGTTTTTGTTAATTTTTTTGAACTTTTTGTTTTTTATCTTGAACTTTTGTTTGAAATGTGGTACAATTCTTACTGAAAGGAGGGCAATCAATATGAAGAAAGAAAATACTGCGCAACGATTAAAAGAAATAATGGAAGAAAAGCATCTGAAACAGATTGATATTGTGAGAAGATGTGAACCGTTATGTGCTAAATACGGCGTAAAAATGAATAAGTCAGATATTAGTCAGTATGTTGCAGGAAAAGCAGAACCAAGCCAAGATAAGCTATGTGTACTTGGAATTGCTTTAGGCGTAACTGAATCGTGGTTAATGGGATTTGATGTTGCAAAATATAGAAAAGACAGCGAATCCGAAGCTGAAAAAGATTTTGATTTATTCTACAGATTTTCGCAATTAAGCGAACATGATAAGAAAGTTGTGTCAGATTTGATTGATTGTATGCTTTCAAACACGGAGGGCGGGGAGTAATCCCCGTTCTTTTTTTATTTCCCCCATTTTTCGAGGAATAATCGTATAAATGTATATAAATATTCTAATGTGCCTGTATCTTTAATTGAATTTATCATTTCAGTTATTCTTTGCTTGTAAATCTCCTTTTCTTTCATTCCTTGCCACCTCTCCCAAAATATGTTAATATAGGGAGTGGCTGTGTGGGTAGCCAACTCCCTAAGCCTGAACTGTCCTTTTTGACCGGACAGGTAGAGTGTAGCATAAAAACAGAGGGTGTGAATGATATTGAAATGTCAAAGATAGCGGTAAATCGACATTGCAATGTCATTTTTTAGTAAAAGATGAAGAAAATACTTGATAGATTAGCGGAATTGGTAAATTTTGAGATAAAAAAGAAAAATGAGACAATTTTGAGTTTTTCCGTGAAATGTGAGATTTCTTATAATGAAATGCGTAAAATCTGCAACAGGAAAGCAAAAGATGTAAAAATATCCACCATTCATAAAATCTGTGAAAATTCAGATATTACAATGGTGGATATATTTGTTCCAAATAAAGATATAGATGTTATTGTCAGATACAAAGATGATAGGTTTCGGGTTAGGATAAGGAAGTGTTAAATAAGGGTATCTAATATCCCTGGCACATTTTCCTGCAATGTTTCCCTGTCAATAACCGACCTGCCTGGTTTTTCCATCCATGCAGCCCTGTCAAGACCAAGCGTATCAAATAGGGTTTGGCACCAAGAATACCATCTGTATATATCAACATCATCGTGAGACGGAATGGTACATCCATACTCGCTGATTACAACTTTGCACTTTTGGCATATTTCTTTAAGTGCCTCTACCTCTTTTGTATTTGTTGATTCAAAATCGGAAATATCAACTTTCGATACTACATTGATATCGTCTGTCAGTGTATAGTCTCTAGGATAATACCAGTGAAGCCCTATATAACAGTTTTCGTCCATGATCGTACTCAATTCTTTAAGGTTTTTTACAGTCTCCACTGCATCAGCATACACCCCTTGTAGTATGAGTTTTCGTTCTGGATTTACTTGCCTTACTTTTTGGACAAAATAATTTGAACAGCTTAAAAACAGTTCTTTTCTTTCTGCTTCTTCCTCTAAAAAACCAACTTCATTAAAACATTCAAAAGCAACAAGTTCTTCGTCAAAATAAGAAAATTCAGACATAAATAAGTCAATTAATGCTTTGTATTTTTTTATTACATATGGAACATATTCTACGTTTAATTCCTGCAACCAATCTGTATCATGGTGGATTCGAATAATGCATTTCATTCCACATTCTGTAATATAAGACACGATTTCTTTAATTCGTTCAAAAAACCACGAATCAATCTTTACGCAGGTTAGCAATTCGTTGTTATTTTCTTCTGTTTTCCACTTAATATGCGGAAAAAAAGTTACTGGAAGACAAATTCCACCAAAACCTAATGATTTAATACCGCTTATATAATCTCTTGTAATGTATGGATTTCCCCATTCAGTCTCCCAAGTCTCCTTATTATGTTCTAATGTGCCAAAAAACTCATTAACATCCAAAGAATCTGATAGTGTAAAGTATTTAGTCATTATTGCCTCCTGTTAGTGTAAATGCAAATCGTAAACAGATAAAGTTACTTTTGCGCCGGTTACAACAGTAAAAAAATACGCAGGTGCAACATCTCTCCAATACGATGGGTTATTAGTGTAAAAAGTTATTCCATTAATTGTTTTCCAAACATATGCAGAGCTTTGTGTCCAAGTTGCAGGCTCCGTTAAATCATTAAGAAGAATGCTTATTTTGCCTGTATCCCCACTGCTGAACCCTGTAAGCGAAGCACTAATAAAACTGTAATTCCCATTATAGTTTAAGCTCCTGATATCGACATCGGTATCACTAACGAGCCCAAAATCTACAGACCCGATAGCACCGTCGGAATGTGAAACCTTGAAAACAAAATCAATATAATCTGACTTATACTTATAGTCTTGGTCACTGGTGTAATCATAAAACGGTAATCTCTGCCGCCACGTAACACCTGTACTTCCGCTGTAATGACCAAATGTCCTCACATAGGAATTTAACCCAAAGTCTGTGTTTTGCACCAAAGAAGAAGTATTACCATGGTCTGTCACATCAGAAGTTTCCACAAGATTTAGGAAGTCTATGCTTTCAACGAATACACGATCAATGTATTTTCCAGAATCAGGGACTAAAATTATATCATCCGTTTTACTTGGCATAACCGTTTTGCTTTGTCCGGTAAATAGCCCTGTAACCAAGTCCCCTCCACTATATGCTGTTTTTCCACTGATTATGTCACTAGCATCAGCATCGCCATCACTTCTTATATCTTCCATAGCACTAGCTATTGCTGTCGGAGTACTGGCTGTTGGTGTTGAACCCTCCGATACAGCTTTGTCATATAAAGTATCAACACCATCCTGAAAAGATTGCTCTATATCGTCAAACTTTGCTTTAATCACCTTGTTTTGTACAGGGTTTACAGATGTACCTGATAAAGCCGAATCAACCACTGTGTTGCTTATTCCGCAGTACATCCAGTATTCTGTATCACTCCCTGTTGTCGGTGCAATGCCTGTACTTGCTTTTTTCGCCAAGTACAGTCCACCATCATAGGACACTAAATCAAGCCTTTCATATGGTGTTAGTACGTTATAATCACCACTCGGTTTTATTGCTACTCTTCCTGCTACCGCCATTTTAGACCACCTCCCAATTTAAATCTCCGTTATCATCAACGGTAAAAGAAAAACTTGAATCATCACTGTAGATAAGATTTCCATCATCATCTACAGAAAATGTTGCTATATTTAGTTTTTTATCCATTTCTTCTAAAACATCTTCTTGATTGTCTGCAATTTCTTTTGTTTTGTTATATGAAAATTCCGCTTGTTCTTTATAATACTTTGCATTGTCGGTATCTTCTCCACTTCTTACACCGCTGCCACCTACCGCATAACTTTGAGCTAGTTTTGCATCAAAAGAAGCATTATCAGCGTAACTTTTGGCATTATTTGCTTGTGCCGTGGCAATCCCTGCCTGTGTGGTAATGTCTGCAAGGTAGTTCGGTTGCATCATACTATCCGTAACGCTGTTCGGCTTGATTGTTGCAGTAACATTTTTTTCACCACTTCCTGTCACAGTAAAATCAATCGTGCTGCTGTCCGTGAAATTAAAAACAGGAATTAAAGAACCGATGTCAGCTGTCCATTCCGTTCCGTCAGCGGTCGTCATAGTAATAATTCCGTTTGCATCCATAGAAAAACTGACAGGGATTTTTTCAATATTTAAATCAACGGTTTTTGTTGTTTGTGTTCCATAAAAAGAAAAAGTAAAAACTCCGGTGGTTGAATTGTAATCAACCCCGGAGACTAGACCGTTTGCGTTTTCTTTATCGAGCTTGCCTATATCTAACTCGTTGTATGCTTCATTAAGTTGCAAGACGATATTATATATCATCTCATCCATGTGGTTTAAGTTTGTTTTCCCAAGCGGAGTTGTTAAGGATTCCGAACGGTTTTTCCAACCTATGACATTATAAGATAGTGGGCTGTATGCCATGTTAAACACATCCTCTCCTGCATTATCCTATTTCAGATATGACATATGTTTGAAACTCATTCCAATCTGCATCTGCTTCTTCCTGATTTGATTTATACAAATCAAAGTCTCTGATATTCTTACTAAAATTCACCTCTTTATTGGCATTTACAGAAGCACTCATATAAAGAATGGGTGTCGCCTGACCGTCTGAAATGTTGGTTGCTGATACTGCACTAAAGTTCTTGGTTTCTGCCTTGTTTACTATCATGATAAATTTCCTCCTAATTCTTTGACTTTGCTTTCTAACACATTTATTTTTTGATACATTTCTTGTATCAGAGATAACATAGGTGGTATAATATATCGTTCATTCCAATTCTCGACCATACCATAATCATTAAATTCGCAAGCCATAGGGTAATGTTCTGCGACATCTTCTGCGATAAAGCCTATGACATCTATGTTGTACCGCCGGTCAAGAGAGTTACTCAAATAATCTGTATTGAACTTATATTGCGATATTGGGAGGCTAAGCAGTTTATGTGGATTTAGACTTTCTTTTATGTCTGTCGTAATATCGTGTTTGTATCGCCTTGAAGAATTTGTTGTCTTGACGATATGACCAGAATCACCGCCTATGAATACATTAGCGGCGGCTGATTGTGTTTCTTTATTAATCCCACTAGAGTACACATCTGCGGTGTCTAAATGAAGCGTGTTTCCTGTAAAATATATTGTATGACTAGCCCCAGTACGCAATGTCATATCTGTTTTAGAGAGGACGATATTCGGGTCCATATTTCCACTCGCATACTCACTAGATGCTGCTAGTATTAGTTGTTGTGCGGCACCAGAGACTTTAATTCCTTTTACAAGGTGAGTTGATATTGTATCTTGCCTTAATACAGTATGTGCATTTTCCCCTGTTCCTATATCAATTCCTCCACTAGACGGAAATGTTATAGGAGATGCTGTCTTGCTTGCTATAGTGTTTAAATTAATTCTGTCAGCATCTATCGTACCTGTTTTTATATTGCTTGCATTCAGATTCGTCACATTAACCCTACTTGCATCTATCGTACCTGTTTTTATATTGCTTGCATTCAGATTCGTCACATTAACCCTACTTGCATCTATCGTACCTGTTTTGATGTTTGCACCATTTATGTTAGTAGTACCATCTCCAGATAACCCGGAAAGCGTGACATAGCCGTTTAGATTTACCTTAGAAGCATCTATTGTGATTGCTTCTGCTGTCTGGTTGATGGAGGATATAACATTTCCTTTTTCTACTCTTAAATTAATCTCACTCTCTGTCTGTGTTATGCGGCTAGATAGGTTCTCTGTTGTTCTTGTCCCCTGCCCCGCATAAGAAAGTGTGAGCTGCTTCATACCGTCTATGTCTGCATCTGCACATTGCAAGATTCTAAAAAATCTTCCTGTTTGTTCGTCAAGGTAATATCCACTAACGGTTTCCTCACTTGCTATATTCGCAAGTATCGTGCCACTTCGGTTAATTACTCCGTATCCTCTTGCAGATATAGTTACAGGTGTAGACCATGTGTCACTGTTTTTTGATACAGAAGATTCTATTTGTGTAGCAGTGAGCTGAATTTGAGAGGAATAATCTGTCCGCATTCCATTTTCTGCCGTTTCCGCACGACTTACTTCTGCCTCGATTGCTTCTGTCGTCGTGGTTATTCTTGAGTTGAGTTCCTCTGTAATCTTATGCAGTTGTCCATCTGCTACTTGGTACATGTAAAGAACTGCGACATCCGGATTTACAGTTGATGAAGCAACACTGTCTATAACATATGTCATTCCAGTTTTAGTGTCTAAAACTACACCGTCATTGAAGCTTGACGGAACGTCACTAATTGGTATTTCTACGTAGTATTTTTGCATATCAGCATTATACTTAACACCAGTAACTCTTGTACTTACAACTACATTTGATTCGTCCCATACATCAGAGTTTTTTGCCACTTCCATATTGATTTCAGCGGCAGTCATTTCAAACCTTGCAGTCGTGCTTTCTGCCAAGTCTCCAAGTTCAACAGCAAAAAGGTCGTTTAACTTTGTGATTTTTAAATATTTTGATAGTTCTGCATATGATTCCTCATTCGCAGTAGTTGTATTTTCTCTTGTTTCCGTCCCCTGTGCAACAAACTCATCCCTAAGTCCCTGTATACCAGTCAAAGTCCGGCTAAGTACAAATGATTCAAATGGTATCTTTTTCGTGACATTATAGTAATCCCCCGGCTCGTACCACGGAATGCCCTGTAGTGTAGTCGTGTTTGGTCTATACGACACATTGGAGATTACTTCATAAATTCCTTTTGCTATTTCCTTTAAGGTGTCGGAATCAGAATGGGCAACTAGTGCATTTGTTGTAAGGTACGGATTATCACCTGCGTTATCTGGGTAATTAACCGCAACCGTTTCTTCGCTCGATTCTGTTTTTATAGATACGCATGTGATTTTTTGTACATTAAACTCTTCATAGTGTGTTGTAATAAAATCAGGTACATCTTCATCTTCACTATCTCCACCACCCAAGTAAAGGAAGTTATCTTCCGGGTACAGATTCGCTGACGCACTTTTAGAATCTTCTGGAAATAAATCTTCTTCCGGGTATACACCAGATCCAGAAGAAAGTGTAATAATGTCAAAAGTACCATCTCTTCTGATTACCCCGAAACCACAATTAAGTTCGCAAATAAATCGCAAAATATCTACCGCTGAAACATTTCCGTTCGGTTCTATTCCCTTGGTTATATAGACATAATCGTTTTCGTAGTTGGCATAGGCAGTATGAATCAAAGTTTCTCTTGTCGCAACACCAATTTCAATTAAATGTTCAAGTAAGGAAATCCTTAAATCATGTATATAAACTTTTGTTGTCGCATCTGGGAAAACTGTATTATACCAATCACTGACATCTACACCCCAATCATACAAATCATCATATGCAATCACTTTCTTGTAATCTGCATCATCTATCATTTCTACGGATTGCACACGATACACGCCCATAGGAATCACACCGATTTCTTCTCCGATTGCTTCATCTGGGTTGTCGATATCTTCCGTGCTGATTTCTGTATTTTCTCTATATAAATGTAAATATGCCCTAAATCTAAGCCCACTAAGGTTTATATTATCCGTAACTGTCTCTGACACCTCAAACTCGCAAGAGGACGCAATACACCCACCTAATTTCAGTTCCGTTTCTTCACATATGGATCCTTTAATGGTGACAGATTCTGTATGGATAAACTCTGCATCAAGCGTAAAACCATCAAACTCAAAGGTATACCGTCTGAAATATCCGCTTGCATAACACGCTTTCTTCTGTTCATCTGTGAGTTTTAACATAGCAATAAACCTCTTTTAATATTCAATAAACGCAAACCTTGTAGCCAAGTATTGCGGAAAACCTAAAGCTGTAAAGTTGTACTGAAATTCCACATCAGGAATATAGCAAAACATATATTCATAGTCGTCAACCCATTCATCGTAGTATCTGACACGGATTTTTCTTTCCTTGACTACGCACTTCGGGAGTCGCATCCCCTCTTTTAAAAGATGTATAAACTTGTGCATATCGGGGTAATTCATAGGCTTTGTATTAAAGTCTATCTTTGTCCTGTCATGTTCAAGGACTGTACGCTTCAAACGCCCCTTTGTATTCACATAACTATCCAAATCCTGCATCTGATTAGGAGTAGAGGACATTCCTGCATACTGGATATATCCGTCTATTTTTGTGTAACTGTAGCCACCATTACTGTAGGAAGTGGCTACAGCAAGTAACCCCTTTGATTTTGAGTAAGCCATAACCACCCCTCCTTAAAAATAGGCAAAATAAAAAGGCTATTGTGGAATAGCCTGTGTTTCAATTTTTTGTGTATATCTCTTTATCATCATTTCTTTTATTTGTTCGTATGTAAATTCCATACTTACAAGCCCTGTTACAATCGTTTCCATTTCTTCTATCTTGTCAAGTTCCTCTGTTGTAAAGCAGTCACGGAGATTTTCTTTTTTGCAATTCCTTTGCTCACAAAGTGTTTTTGCATCTACACCAAACATCAATCTGTAAATCATATTTGTATAATTTGGATATGCAAAATGCTTATGTGGAGAATCAGGAATGTATTTTGATATAGCAGAGGTAAATCTTAATCTCTGTATCTTGCCTACTTCTCTTTGAATCTCCCATTTCTTTTCACTTTCATTCGCTTTTGATTCAATATTAAGCAGATAATTTCTAACTTCCGTTGCGACTGCACTTGATGTAAGAATCATTCCGGCACGGAGAAGTGATCGTTTCGGTAGGAGTGTTAAAGATGGAGCTTTGGATATGTTTGGTTCAATCTGACCCAGACAAATCTCCTTTTTAAACTCTCTCAAAGCATCGCCTTTTAATACAACTATTCCGTCCGTCTCAAACTCTGCACGATTACGCTTTACGATAGTTCTTACAGCATCTACCGTGACTTCGTAATAGTTTGCTATCTGGTCAATCGTAAGAATCATATCATTTGTAAGATACGGAATAACCTTGATTTTGTCTAAAAAATCAAACTCCACATTATCAAGTGTCTCATTTCTGATTGACTTGCTTTCAACATACTTCTCTGCATTTCCTACTTTTTTCATAGCGAAATACCTCCTTTATTTAATTTTCTGCACCACAAAAAGCCTCATGCAAACGCACAAGGCTTAAAAAATGGCATTAAAAAAGGGAACTCCGAAAAGTTCCCTATTGTAGCTATTTTAGCATATAAGTATTAAATTTTCAATATCTATTTTACCGTCACCTTACAAGTTGCCTTGCATCCACTCTTCATTGTCAAAGTGTTTCTTCATTCCATAGTACCTCCCTTGTCTTATTTGGTGGTGGGATTGTACCACAATTCTGGAATTTGTGTGTATCCAAAAATAATAAGGCTGTCATTAAAAAATTCGTAATCCGTATATATCTCTTTGTTTTTTAACTTCCAATAAGCACCTTTTATAGCAAACTTATCATTCAATTTAAGCATATCACTTTTTTTGTTATCCATAAAGATATAAATAGGAACATCTTTATTTGTGCTTTTAATTTTTATAACACGCCCATTGTTGAAGTTTTCGTAATTCAAGCCGAAGTTTTCACAAAAATCTTCTGGATCTGAAAAGTCGTTAATAAAATTAATATCCTCAACTTCTCCATTTAATATGAAATCTTCATCATCAAAAGTATCTTCATCACCATAAAAACTATTGATTAAAAAATCGGTATTATCCTCAAAATCCACTTTAGGAAGCCCAGAAGTGATTCTACAATCATACAAACGGTTAATTAAAAACTTGCCCTCCACTTCAATTACATCACCTTTTTTAATATACAAAACGATGCATTATATTCAGTCTTTGCAAGTTGAAATTTGTATTTTTCTGCATCATCCCCGCTTTCTTTCTTATCATACAAAGATATATCCAAGCCTAATATGTCATCAAACTTGCCACGAACTTTCATCTTTTTATCTAATTGTAAATTCATTTTTTCACATATTTTTTTATAAATCTTCTTTGCGTTTATCTCTTCTTCTGTTTTATATTCTGTTTCTTTTTTGTATTTTCTGTCTATTTCAGATAATGTCTTTTCAAACTCATCATATGTATAAAACTCTTTCTTTTTAACTTCTTCTGTTTTCTTGTTTTCGCATCCAGAAAGAAAAACGACAAAAGAAATCAAAAATAATAAAAACGTAACATTCTTTTTCATAGTGGTACAACCTCCTCGTTTGGATGATAAGGAAATTGTACCACAAAAACATCAGTTATGCAAATATTCCTTTGCCTGTTCTTCGCCTATATGCCGTATTCTCATTTTTTACGATTCTTACAATATCGCCATCAGAAACACCCTCTACACTTAAAGTATTCCCACTATTTGCGTTGTTCATGCTTTGTTCTAATCCGACAATAGCATTTGCCATTCTTGTCATCAATGGATTTAATACATTAAATACCGCATCTGATATACCCTTTGCAATATCGTCTTGTGGAGCGACTGCATTTTTATTGTTTATTTTTCCGATAAGTTCGGGGCCGGCTTCATTTGCAATAAATAACTCGCCTGTTTTCGGAAAACCGCCTTGTGCAAATTTTTTAATGTGTGCTAAATTGAAACCAATATCAGCACCTTTGAAAAATGTTTTTCCCATTACTGCAATCTTAGGAATTTTAAAATGTATTTTGTTTAATGTATCAATAAACACACTATTTATTGTTCCTATTATAAGATTTGCGGCAGATTTTAATGCTTTTGTCGCAAAATCTGTCGTTATCTTAATATTAAATTTACTTGTATGCTTATCCCACCAAGTCTTAGCGGCTTGCCATTTGCTTTTTACGAGGTCTGCTATGCTACCCATAGATGGTACTTTAATGCTAGGAAGTTTGCTTTTTGCAGTACTCCACCATGTTTTAGCAGTATTCCATGCTTTTGAAATTGTATCTTTGATACTTCCGATTGATGGCACTTTGATATTTGGTAGTTTGTCTTTAACGCTTTTGAACCAAGAAACCGCTTTATTCCACATATTATTAATTGCTTGTTTTATGTCTCCGATTTTTGGCACTTTAATATCGGGAAGTTTGAATTTAGTTTTGAACCAATTCAAGACATCGCTTTTAAAACTATCTAATTTTTCCTTGAAGTTTTTCGGCAGACTTTTTATGCCGTTTACGATTCCTGTTGCGATATTTTTCCCTATATCTTTTTCAGCTACTTTCGATGGGCTGTGTATTCCAAGTGCATTTTTAAATGGTTTGATTATTAAATTGTAAATAAGCGAAGCAGGAAAAACAAGTGCATTTTTTATCCCGTTCAAAATTCCGTTTGCTATGTCGTTTCCAACATCTATCGGGGTTGTATTCTCTGTATCGCTCCAAACATCCTCAAAAAAACCGCCTATAACACTAGCAATATCCCCTACCACTTTTACTATAGCTTTACCAAAGTTAAGAACAATAAAAATAGGTGGTACTAACTGGAAAACACCGAACGGAGAATCTTTATCTAAAAACGGGACTAAATCGCATATTTTATTCCATATGTTTTCCGTGAATATCATATCTAAATTTCTAGCAATTTCATCAGCTAACATATCCGGGTTTCCTATAGAAACTCCAAATTTTGCTATTTTCATAGCGACTTCTCCGAATCTAATTCCGTTTTTTAAGAAACTTAAACCGTTCTTTATTTTTGCAATAAGTTTACTTTCTCCTAACGCTTTAGCAACCCATGATTTTATGTTAAATTTTACCGCATCAAAAACAACAGAGACTTTTCCACCTAGTTTGTCTAAGATAGAACCTACAAGTTTTGTTTTAGACAGTTTTTTTATTGCCCATGCACTAATAGCTACATCTACCAAAACTTCTGCCTGCACATCATTTATTTTTAGTGCACCTTTTAAGGTATCTTTTATTGCGCTTTTTAATGAAGTTGCTAATTTCCCTAGTTTCCATACTACATCCTTAAAGTCAATAGAACCTATTAAATCAGCAATCGCCTGTCCTACTTTTTCCCAATGAACACCGTCCAAAGCAGTTATAATTGCATCAGCAATCCCATTGATACCCCTAGTTAAGCTAAGCCCCAATGTCTGCCAACCGTTCATTCCAGTGAGAACATTTTTTTGATTCATTGATGAGAAGAAACCGTTGATTCCATCTGCTATTTTTTGACCAAGCATTTTCCACATTTCTTTATTTGAAACAAGTTCATATACAGCATTTACCAACTCTCTAACCAACGAACCTAAATTCCATCCTATTTCTGCAAAGTTGATGGAACTTATCATATCGACAATCGCTTCTCCGACTTCGACCCATTCTATTTCTCTTATCGCAAGCGCTAAAGAGCCAGCTATTCCTGCGATACTTGTAGATATAGTTTGACCTAGCTCCTGCCAACCATTCAATCCTGTTTCTGGATTGATTTTGCTCATCTTCTTAAAGAATTTATTTATTCCATTTCCTAAAGCAGTACCAAGTCCGTCAAAATCAAACGTGGTAACAAATCCAAATGCGGTTTCTATTGCCGCTCTTAGTTTGCTTGCCATGTTCTCAAAATAGGATTCTAGCACGCCTGTTTTTATTGCGGAATTTAAGGAGGTAGCAAGGCTTTTTCCTAGATTTGTCCAATCCATCTTATCAAAAAACTCTGTTTCTGCCTCTAAAAAGCCTTTGATTCCATTTCCGATGATTTCCCCTAAATCACTCCAGTCCAAGTCCTCTATGAAGCCTTTTAGACCGGTTCCTAGGATACTTGCAATATTTTTCAGGCCCTTGTTAAATTTTTTCTGATTTTTCTTTACCCATGTCAATCCTTTATTTACAAACTTTGCAATCGCTTTACCAATTTCTTCTCCGCTTCCTGTTGTCCAAGCACGCTTAAAGGCTCTTTGGATTTTGTTCGCTATATTTTCTGCCTTATTTTGCATTCTCTTATATGCCTTATCCCAGACTTTTTGGTATTTTGACAGGGCATCGTCAAGGGCGGCAGTTAGTTCGTCAGTCACGTTCGGAACGCCAGATGTACTTGCTTTTGGCGTGCTTGTTTTTGGATTCTTCTCTGTTTCGGTTGTGGTGAGGTTGTTTAGTTCATCAAACGCTTGCAGCTGTTTGTTAAACTTTTTCTGTTTTTTCGCCGCCTTGTCAGCAGACTTTCCGATATTATCCACCGCATCCGCTGTGTCGTTTGCTTCGTCTGCGGCATCCAAGGCATCAGAAAGCATTTCATTCCCACTTCCACCGCCAAGCCCTTTCATATAGTCAGACATATCAACGCCGAGAAGTTTCGCAATGTATTCAACTAATCTTCTGATAGCAATAGCAAGCCCATTGACATAAGGCATGACTTTTGAGATAACAGGAAGAAAGATTGAGCCTAGCGTCCTAGAAACAGAAGCCATGTTCTCTTGAAAAATCCTGATACTATTCGCAGGGGAGTTGATGGTGTCCGCCAGATTACCCCATGCGTACTTTGTGGAATTAAGGATGATAATGGTACGAAGTAAAGCCTTGTCTTGTTGCCCTAATTTTGTAATATTCGCATCAATTCCAAGTTTCATAAGTTCCTGCTGCATATTGGCATTTCTGATATTTACGCCATATTTGTCAACCGCACGGCTCATACCGACAAGCCCACTTGATAAATTTTCCCATACATCGCCAAAAGACATATTCTTAACAGACGCAAGGTCGCCGCCTATTTCCGTCAGAACCCTTGACAGTTTTGTTGCTGTATCACTTGCAACACCCATAGAAGAGGACATCTGTCCAAAAAGAGCCTGTGTGTCCATGACTGATTTTGGATTTAACCCCAGACTTTTAGTGCCTGTATCAAGCAATGCACCGCTTTCTGTGATTTCAAATCCAGAGAGTTGTTTCGTAACCGCTTTCGCCCTTTCTTCAAAGGAATTTGCGTATTCTTCTGCGGACTTATAGCCCAATTCTTTCCACTTACTCAAATCTGCACTAGCGGCTACTTGGTTAAAAGCCGCCCTGAAATAATCGTATGTCTCTACATAGTCCATAGCGGATTCAATCGCACCTTTAAACTTCCCAAAGACCCTTGTAACCATAAAAGCACTTGCGTAGAGTGTTCCGAACTTCATAGCAAGTCCTTTTATCCCTGATTGTGCCTGATTACTTGCAGGGACAAGCCGTTGCACACCATTTACAATCCTGTTTATACCTGTCACTTTTCCTGCCGCTACCGCTACTTTGCCGAAAGCGGAAACGACTTTGCTTGCGGCATTCTTTATCTTGTCAAAGTTACTTACTGTTTTATTTGTAAAGCCTGTTATGCCATTATTTGCGCTATTAAAAGAACCACCTGTCCTCTGTGCGATATTTGCCATTGCTTCAAGAGAACGGACAGTATTATCGCTAATGGCAGGTGCTTTACTTAGGTCTGTTAAAAGATTTTTGATTGCAACTTGCAGTTTCGGGATGTTTTCGACCGCTACCGTGGAAGTCTTTGTACCAAGCCTTGAAATACTGTTTGCAAGGTTCGATAAACCCTCTGTGTTAAAGGAAACGCCCTCGACCTTGTTCATTTCCGTGACGAATGTTTTTAAACTGTTTGTAAGTTGCGGCAAAGTCGTAGTCGCATTAGAAACTTTGATACCGCCGATTTTGGATATGGAAGACGCAAGTCTTGACAGACTTTCAGCGTCAAAAGTTGAGGATTGCACACCGTTCATTTCCGTAACAAATCTCTTTAAGTTATCAGTCATCGGAATAAGGTTCGCTGTGGCTGTCGTGCCTGATTTTGAACCGATTTTACTTATGCTGTTGGCAAGATTGCTTATTCCAGAAAGTCCGCTTGCATCAAACTTTATACTTTCTAATCCTTTGATATTCTGCCTTAAACCCTCAATACCGATACCTTTAGATGCGATACCTTGTAAAGTAGACATACTTGTAGAAAGTTTCTGCATTGTATTAGCAAAGGAAACCAGACCTTTTGCATCACTTCCCTTTGGCATATTGCCAAACATATCCTTGAATACAGATACACTTTTAAAACCGCCTAAAGCATTACTTAAAGTTCTTAAATTTCCCTCTAACTCACTTATGGCTTCATTTGCTCTGTCTGCACTTCCTGTTATTTCAATGCTTAATTTGTCAATGCTTGCACCCATATCTCAATCCCCTCTCCTAAATTTCCTCTTATCCCTCTCCTAAGTCGTATGGCTCAAAGTTATCCATATCAATCTGCGGTTCTTCTTTTCCCTGTTCTGCTAACTTTTTCTTTTCTAATTCTTTCCTCTCTCGCTCCAAATTGGCATTCATACCCATAACATCAAGCCTTGCAAAGAGAAGCTTTAATTGCATTTCTTTTCTCTTCTCTAAATCTTCTTGCGTGGTATTTTCCGTTTCGGAAACAACCTCTTGTTTTTGTGTAAATGGTTGTTCGGGATAACGGCTACCCTTAGAAAAGCAAGCACCGATGGAATACATGAAATACTGACCTAAAATCCACGCATTTGTATCTTCACGCTTCTGCTTTTCCTCTATGACTTTCCACAAAGTCTTAGGGGTTAAATGCCAAAATGTATTGTAATCTATGCCATTTGCTAAAGCAGTAGGAAGAAATACTTCATGGATTATTTTGCGGAAGTTTGTTTCTTCTTGTGGTCTTGCGGAGTTTTCGGAAGTTCCTCTGTCTCTTCCTCTTCGGTCTGATACATCTCTTCCACTCGTTGTTGTACTCCGCTCAGCTTTAAAAAACCGTCCTCCTCCATGCAAGCGGAAATCTCTTCCATAAGCTGTGGATAAGTAAGGTCATTCTCTTTCATGTAGGCTTTCATTAGTGTCTTTGCTTCGTCCTCTGAAACAGGGTTATTCTCCAAAAGTCCTGCATAAAACGCATTTCTGCAAAGTACGGGGATAAGAGCCACCATTTCGGATGTACCGCCGACCATAGCAGACATTTCACTTTCTGCTCCACCTGTCCTTTTTGCAATCGGAGCAAAAGAAAGCATTTCAAAAATGCCCTGCACTACATCTTTGCACTCTGCCGCCTCAAAACTGTATTCCAATGTGTAATTTTCTCCACCAATTTTTAATGTTTTCATAATAAAATCCTCTCTTTCCGAAATAAAAAAAGAGGGAATGAGCGTACTTATCCTTACTCATTCCCCCTCATTTGCACCCCTGCAAGATATTAAACTGCAATATCAACTGGCTCGATTTTTGCACTCATTCCCTTGTAATCATTGATTGTCAAAGGAATCTCAACCGTGAGAACTTCGTTCTGGTTAAATTCCGGCATAGGCATAACCTGTGGTAACTGAACGACAATAAACCAACCGTTCTGCATGGTCGGATGCCAAATCTCGAACCACACGCCTTTTCCTTCAAGTTCAGCGGCATTGTAATCAGCAATTGCCTTTTTCCACTGCTTGATTGTACCCTCTTCATCGTCCGTGATGTTGACCGTAATTGAAAACGATCCTCCGGAATCCTGTCGACCGGCGATATAACGAGTAATGTAATCTTCTAACGCACTTGCGTCCAACTGCTCTGTCTCTAAAGAAATACCACCAATAGCAGAGATTCTTGACAGCCAATTAAATGAAGTAGGCTTTTGCCCTGCGGTTGTCTCAACTGCGTATCCTGCTTTCACACCAAGCGTGCTTATTCCTGCTTGTGCCATGTTATTACCTCCTTTTTTGCATAAAAAAAGAGAGCCTAAAGCTCCCTGTTTTCGTGTTATTTATATAAATTCTCTCCGGAGAAAATTTATACCTATAAATCATCTAAAATGTCACTTGCCCCAAATACCCTGCGGTATCTTGCGATTGTCCGGTAAACCGCCGGATCGCTTTCATCTGCTATTGGCTCACTCACCATCTCAAACCGCATATCTTTCATATACTCGCATATAATATCCGATACCTCGTCCGCATTGTTTTGAAGCCTATTGTCTGTGACCTCAATCTGAATCGTCAGTAAAGTTGCATTAACAAACTTTCCGTCAAGTGTTCTTCCCTGTTCCATCCCGGCAATCTTTTTTACAAGAACCGTAGGAAAAACAGGTTTGTCAACTACTTTGCTTGTGCGTGTAAAAGAAGTATTTTTGATTGCACCGTAGAAAAGATTCTTGTCTTTCTCCCATCTGCTTAAAAGGTGTGAATATACTATGTTTGTTAATTCGTTTGTCCACATATCCACACCCCCTATCTGAATACTTCTTCTGCAATCTTCTTTACATTCTGTATAATTTCCATATCTGCGTTATACATAGGCATCGTTGCTTTGACACCAAAGGAATGAATCCATTTTTGTTTTTCTTCATCCCAAAAGTACCAACCGTCTGGTTGAAATGCGTGTGTTTGGTCTGGAAATGTACCGACACCATAGCCAAATAATTCAGCCTTTGGGTTAGGAACTGGATTGTAATGGATTCCTGCACCAAACTCTATAGCAAGAATAATAGAAAAAGGAGCATAATCTTCATGCTCCATTACTTGCCCTTTAGCAAGTAATATTCCCTCATATCCTTTGCCACTCGGTTTTATATTGGTTGACAGTGTTACATACTTCCCTAAAGGACTTTCACTTACATTTGTTTCTGCCACCGTAACACCAATTTTAAGAAGTTCAGATATAAGCATTTGAAGTTTTCTATCTAAGCTATTCTTATATCTCTCCAGCTCCCTTATCATATTTTTTATGCCCGATTGGGATAAGTTTGATGTGAATACTTTCTTTGCCATAAAACCACCTACTTTATCAGTGATTTCATTTTCTTATAAGTCTTTTTGCCGTAAATTCCATCAGCAGAAAGTCCATATTTCTTTTGGAATTTCACCACCGCATTATATGTCTTATCCCCGAAAACTCCGTCAACCGCTAAACCGTAAGAAAGAACCTTGTTCAGATTCTTCTGTAAAAGTTTTACTCCTGCACCGGAATTTCCTTTTTTTAGTGTAGGTCTTGCGACTTTTTCAGTGGCTTCTTTTCCTTTTTTTGTTTCCTCTGCACTGTATTTAGGATGTCCATATCCAAGAATCTTGTCATATCCTCTCGAATAACACTTTTCCGCTGCTCCGCCGCCATTGTCAACCACGGAAGAACCGCCCGAAGTATTCCCCTCAATTGTATATACATGAGAAGATGTAACCTTTGTAACAAGCCCGATATGGTTTGCCCCTGTGTGCCTTGTTCCCTTAAAAAAGATTGCGTCACCGACTTTTGGTGTTTCACTATATCTTTTCGCTCTTATAAACTGCTGTCTAAGCGTTTCGCACGAAGCAGAATAAGAACCGCATAAAACCGTTTTCCCATTTGATTTCCCAAATGTCGTAGCAAAAAGCCAACAAAAGAAATTTGCACACCAATAAACATTAGAGTAGTCAAAGTATTTGTTATACTTCGTCCAGTTATTACTTCCTGCGTTTGCGGTTTTATTGTTCAGTTTTGCATTGGTTTTCTTTTCCAAATATCCAAGTTCTTTCCTTGCCTTTAATACAATCGCACTTGCTAAATATTTCATTCTCATACCCCCTATTTATTACTTATAGATATTCCGAATCTGCACCAGTTTTTCTATTGCTATTTTAGTGTCCTCTCTAAGCATTTCCTCAAATTTCTTTGTTTTAAATTCTTTCTTTTCCGTAAGGCTATTCACAAGCCCGACAATCCTATCTTGTCTGATTTCAATATCTTCTTTTTCTGTGGTTAAGTGGTTCAGCGTAATCCACTCCACGTATTCATCATATACTTTTTCGGCGATATAACGCCCTCTCCATGCATTGTAATCCTCTGATTTAGGAAGTTTACCCTCCATGCCCTCACAATGCCTTTTTACCCATTCAATCTGCCTACGGATAATTTCTCTTTCCTTGTTTGTTGCACCGATTTCTACCGCTTTTGTGTGAATATTGAGAAGCCCTGTTTTTGACAGAGCAACCGCCACAATCACGATAAAAACTATAAATACAAGGATTACCGTAGCATTAGGAGACATGAGGATATGTTCTATGGTTTTCCACATATTGTTATTCCTCCGGTCATAAGTTC